GCTGCTGCGGCGCCGGCTGCTGCGGCTGTTGGAAATGCGGCTGTTGCGCGAATGGCGGTTGTTGCGCCGGCTGCTGTTGTGGAACCGGTTGCGGCTGGAACTGCTGCGGATTTGGATTGTTGTTGGTCATTGGATTCTCTTTTCTTCTCTGGCGACCATGCCGGTCACTCCATCGTACCCCCATGAACAATCGCTTGGTGGTATTCACTGCATGCACACGCCGAAATCGCGGAGCAGCTGCCGGTAGTCCATCAGCACCTGCACGGTCACACCCAACTCCACGGCCATCATCCACGTATTGCCCTCGTACACCGTCTCGGCCATGCCGTAATCCACCGGCGAGATCAACGCCAACGCCGTCTCCCTGCGACACCGACGCTCGCATTTGGCCCCGTATCGTGTACCGCAGCCGGGGTCATGGTGTCTGGCGTGTATGAGCTCGTGGCACAATGTACAGCGGCGTTGACGCTGGTTGAGCCCGTCGTGGAGGAATATGGTGCGGCTTGCCTCGTGCCATGCTCCGCATAGTCCGTCCGGCAATGGTTGCTCGATGATGCGGATGTGTTCTTTTCCGGCGTTGTCGAGGAAGGAGTCCAGGCTGCATCCGCTGGTGATATGAAACGACCCGGCCTGGTTCGCCGCGCCGAAGACGCTCGCGTGCCGGGTACTGTCACAACCCATTATACGTGGATCAGAAGCCGTGCTACTTGGCGTCGTCGTTCCCTCCATCGTTCTCGATTCCAGGTTGATTCGTTTCCTTGATCTCTTCCGTGGACTCAATGATGTTTCGCAGACGTTCTATCGATGGCACGTCGTCCTTGAGGCTTTCTCTTTGCCTGTCGGCCTCGTTCTTGAGCATCTCGAAGCGTTCGATTTTGCTGTACCCCTGTGATATGTATGCGGCGCTTAAAGCCTCGATGTTCTGGAGTATGACCAGGTCTCTGACCGTGGCGTAGTCGCGCATGTTCCCCTTCCATCCGGGGTGATTCGTCTTCCATGTAGACGCTTTCATTCCGAACACGGCGAGGTTGATGACGTCCGCTTCTGACGCGTATTCGATACGTTCCCTGAACTTGGACAGGTCCTTGCCCTGGAGTGATTCCTTCACTGCGTCGGTGTGGAGACGGTAGTTCGTCTTGGTGAGTTCTCGCCTTGCGTGCCATTCGATTCCGGTTCGTTGTGCTTCGGCGTCTTTGAGGCGTTGGTAGTCCTTGATGACGAACAGGTGGAATTCCGGGCTTATCCATGATGCGAAAGCGAATGCGATGTCCTTGTGGGCGTATGTCCCTCCGGAACGTCCGCGTTCCGAACGGATTCCGATGGCATTGGTTTTGCTTATCCATTCCGATGCGGACAGGGAGAAGATGTTACGGCCGGATTGGGCCAAGATCGCTGCGGCCGCATCGCTGTCGAACTTTGGATTCGATATTTTCTCCCATGTGCTAAGGAATGAGATGGTGTCCGATAGGCGCAGCCATCGTCGGATGACTTCGCCTGTCCTGTCACTGCTGTGTCTGGCGAGATCGGTGAGACTGATGTAGTCTTCGCCGTTGACGGCGTGAATGGTCACGTCGACATCTTTTGCATGGATTCTTGATGACTTTTCCACCGGCATTTCGTTGTCCTTTCAACGATTTTGACTTATCCACCGTAAAAGTGGTCGAATTCGGTCATTTTTAATAATCCAAAAAAGGTGTATAATAATAAGTTTCCGCGAAGCCGCGGAACACATCACTCATCCGGAGTCTCCGCCTCCAGATCACGGTTCCTGTCAGTGTTGGCCGCAAGCTCCTGGGGCGGCAAGTTGCAATAGTCGGGAGCCCATTTTGCCGGCATCTCACCGGTATTGGTGATGTGGTCAATCAGCGTGTCAAGCTCCTCCAGGATAGTTCTTGTAGCACGGCCGCGCTTCTGTGGCGATGAATGTTTGCCAGCTCGATTCGTGGCTTCTTCGTCTAATGTGCGTCCGTCATATTCGAGCATGCAAAACGCGGCGACTGCCAGTGGTGTGATATTGAGCTTCTTTGCCGCGCGTTCCTCGGCCAGTGTGGGTTGATGCGTCTTGATTTCTCCGGTATAAATCGAGGATGCGATGTCGATGACCTTCATTGATAGGTCGGCAAAGTATGAAGGAAGCCCCGAAGCAATCTTTCGATTGATGAATTCAACCGTAAGCTGCTCTACAATACTTTCGCGCTCGACGTCGACGTGGTGTCCACTGAGGATGGAGCGGAGGTCGTTTCTGCTTATCTTTAGCTTGTCGGATAGCTCTATATCTCCTTCGCCTGGGAATAGGTCTGACAGGTAGAATGGCTTGTTGTTGATGGCGCTGATCGTTTTGGCAAGGATGATCATGTTTTCAAGCGATCCGGCCGCTATCCCTTTCTCAAGACTGGCGACGGTGGAGCTTGACCATGTTCCACCTTGACTGACGGCTTCTGTGGCCACGCGATCCAATGTAAGCCTCGAAGTATGCCGCCATGTCTTCAATGTCTCTGCGACTGCTTTATTAATTCTCATGTTTCAAATTTTATAACGTGACACGCCGATAATGTTCACAAGTTGCAATAACTCAAACTTGTGCTAATTTATGTCTCAGGTTCGAAAAGTTCGAACTTGTGAAAAATGAAAGGAACGGGACATGACGGCCAGTGAATGCCTGACGCTGACGCCGACGCAGGTCGAAGCGAAGTACGGCATCAAACGCAACCACCTCAGCCAGCTTCGATATCAGCACCGCGGGCCGCGCTTTATCCAGGCGACACCACGCACGGTGCTGTATCGCACAAGTGACATCGAGGAATGGCTGAACGCAAACACAGTGGAGACTAGGGAAAGCAAGGGGCTAGCGGCATGAACAACGAAATCCAATCCCTCGAATTCGAAGGCAACAAGGTGCGCATCGCGCAGGACGAGAACGGCAATCCGCTCTTCTGCGGTACTGACGTTGCTCAAGTGCTCGGCTATGCAAACCCTGCTAAGGCCGTAATCAACCACTGCAAGGGGTTCCCGATTCGGAAACCCCTTGAGACGGCGGGCGGAATCCAGCAGGTCAGATTTATTTCCGAGGGTGACTTGTACCGGCTCATCACGTCCAGCAAGCTCCCCGCGGCGGAGCGCTTCGAGAAATGGGTGTACGACGAGGTGCTGCCTTCGATTCGCAGGCATGGCGGGTACATGGCCGGCCAGGAACGGATGACACCCGAACAGATGGCGCTCGCCAGCCTGAAATGGCTGCAATCCAAAGTCGACGAACAGGCGAAAAAGCTCAAGGCGCAGGAAGGCAAGGTACTGTTCGCCAACGCGGTCGAAAGCGCCAAAACGTCCATCCTCGTGGGCGACCTTGCGAAGATCCTGAAAGGCAACGGCGTCGACATCGGCCAGAAGCGCCTGTTCGCGTGGCTGCGAGAACACGGATGGCTCATCAAAGCCAAGGGCTCCAGCTGGAACATGCCGACACAGAAAAGCATGGACCTCGGACTGTTCGAGATCAAGGAGACGACCGTCACGCACGCCGACGAACACACCACGATCAACAAGACGCCGAAAGTCACCGGCAAGGGACAGACGTACTTCACCAACCTGTTCCTCAAGCCGACGTTGGAAGCGGGTGCGTGATGGACAAGAACATGCAAAGGGCAATGCTCTCCGCGTTCGATGATTTGAGGAACCGTCTCATCACCGCGACGCAGCCGAAGACAAGCGTCGACCTCATTGATTCGACCTTCGCCATGTCGTCGATCGGCGGCAGAGGCCTCGAGCAGTTGAGGGAGGCCGCCGCTGCCGCCGCCGTGCTTGGACAGATGGAAGCCGTCTGCCGTTTCCTTCTAGAGATCCTTTATCCTGCCGGAGTCGGTGAAGGCGTTGACGATCTGCTGGCTGCCGAATCCGATGAAATAGACAGCCTTCGCGAGTTCCCGAATCTCGGGATTCTGCGAGGTCTCCTTGATTCGCGCGGCGATGCTGGTTCCGCAGGCGATGTTTCCTCTCGCCTCTTCGAGTGCCTGTCGCTGTGTGAGCATGATTCTTCTCCTAACTGTTCGGCCCGCACGTCGGAAATGCGGGATGACACCGATTTTAGGAGGGGGCCGGGCGGTTCTCCTAACGCCGCCCGGCATCACACACGCAAAGGAGGCGCGTGATGGTTTTGCAGAACGAGCTCAAGGACGCGAGCCGTATCCCGTTGAAGGACAGGCTCGCATGGACCATCCCGCAGGCCGCGAGCCTGTACGGAATCGACTACGACGGCCTCCGACAGGCTGTCAACCAGGGCGACATAGACACGTTTCGTCCGCCAAGCAAACGAGGAACGCCTTCCCGCCGTCACATCAGACGCGAGGAAATGGACCGATACGTCAAATCGTTGGAGGAGTAAGCATGAACGACATTCGCAAGGCGTGCGTGAGGGCCGTGTTCGACGAATTCGAGACTCAGGGCGAAATAGTCCACCCATTCAAGGACGTGGATGCGGAGGCCATGAGGCCTCTCGGCCACATCGTCGGCTACATCGACCTCGACGTCACCGGAATCGTGGACCTCATCATCGACACGATCAACAAGGAGCTGTGATGACACTCAGGAGAATCGATGCGGAAACGTTGCTGACGCCACCCGTACCGCCGAAGGCGAGCATCGTCATGCTCGGCATGAGCGGATACGCGGTTCGCATCAGTCCGAAAGGCGGGGCCCAACTCGTGAAACTCCTGCCCGACGGCGCCTGCACGCTCGCATCCATCACCGCGGGCGAGCTTGAGACATTCGACTACCAACTCCACAACGAAACGGGAGGCACCAGATGACCGACAACGATTTCCGTATCGAGGACCGGAAGGAACGCGAGGCGAAACGGCCGAACTATCCGCTGCGCAGGGTCAAGTTCCTGCTCGCGGTCGTCGGCCTCGTCGCCAGCGTGACGCTCATGCTCACCTGGCATGGCGGGAGCCTTGCGGGCGCGCTTGTGGTCGAGGGCGTGTATCTCGCCACCGCGTTGTGGCTGACCGTCAAATTCGCACCCAAATACGACGGAAAGGACGACAATCATGCCTAGCGGAGCCAACAGCCTCCAACTCCACATGAAGTACGCTCCGGTCAACCGCGGCAGCATCCACTTCGGCGCATCCCGAAACCACGGCCACCACACTTCGCCGAAGACATGGAGCCAGGAGACCGGCATCGACCTCGACCGGCTCCTCCACGACGAACGCGAGTACATCACGCGGATGAGACGCCGCACCCGGCGTGACATCGACGTGAAACCACGCATCCAACGCGTGTACGAGACGATCATCGCACTACAGATGGAAGGAGTGACGCCCAGCAGCCACAAGGTGGCCTTACGGCTCAACATCCCCCGGAGCACCGTGAGGGGCGACGTGCACAGGCTCGCCGGCATGGGATTGCTCGTCAACGCGCGGACTCGACGCGGAGGCTTCCTCACCACCGGCAGAACACCCGATTGGAGTGACCTGGATTGAGTCTCGAAACATTAAGCCTGCCGGAATGGCCAATGGTGTGCGAGCTCACCGTGCCTGGCGACCCGCAGTCGAAAGGTCGTCCACGCGTCTACCAGGGACACGGCATCACCCCGACGCGGACGCGGGAAGCCGAGAACCGCGTGTACTCGGAATGGCGCAGCCGGTATCCGAACCTGCCGCCATATGAAGGCCCTGTCTGTCTGGCGCTCACGTTCTGGACGGCAACACGGCGAGGACGTGACTGGGACAATCTGGCGAAACTGTTCACCGACGCGTTGAACGGCGTCGCCTACACGGACGACCGGCAGATCATCGAAGCCAGCGTGCACGTGCACCGTCCCGACCAGTACGTGCTTGGCGCGCACGGCAGGCCACGCAAACGGAAAAGCGGCGACCCGCTCACATGGCACGGCCAGCCATACACGCCATGCACGAGGGCCAGCATCTACTTCAAACAGGAATACATACCCAGATAGGAGAAAACACCATGAAAAACACCAGTGAATACGTTGTGCAGACCCTCATCGACGACGAGGACATGAGCGCCGACCTCGCGAGCCTCTACCCGGCGGCTAGCAAAATCGGCGACGCAGCCGCGGCATTCATCGACAAAGCGGACCAGACCATCGAAAAGAAGGGTCTGATGGGCACGCCTGCCGAAACTGTCGCGAAATGCATCGACATTTGCCAGAACGTCGTCAAGGAAGGCGCGGCCATCAGCCGGCTCCTACGCAATCCAAGGACCTGCGACACCGTGATCGTCAGCCGACGGTGCGAGGAAACGAATCCCGCCACCGAAGACGACGGCATGACGCAATCGACCTTGGAGGACGTGGAATGAGCAAGCAGAGGGGATACATGCCGTACTGCCGCACGTGCGGACCATTGGGGCCGGCCATGCGAACCATGCCCGCGTTCGACGTCGTGGAAACGCACCGACGCTCCTACCCGCACCACCAGACCAGCGTCATCCCCACCAAAACCAGCATCATCGTGAAAGGAACAAGCAAATGAGCGCGCAGAATCTCGAAATATTGGCCAAACGGTACGTGGAACTGAAAAGCCGCATCGCCGACCTGCAGGAAGAAGCCGACGGATTGGAAGCCGAACTCATGGAGAACCGCGAGCCCGGCGAATACGCTGCCGGACCGTTGACCGTGAAAATCCGCAAAGGCAAACGCAACCTCGACGCCGGCGCATTCGAAAAACACTTCCCCATCCAACAGTACGCGGACTGCTACCAGATCAAACCAAAAGCATTGTCCGCGATCATCAAACAGGTCGGCGAAAACGCTTTGCAGGATTGTGTGAAAGTCGGCGCGGCAAGCCTGGTGGTCGAATAATGTGCATCCCGATCAGCCAGGAAGCGGTCTGCCGCGCGCTCAGCAGGACGCTCAACCATTACGACAAAGCACCAGGATTCCTCGACGACGCCTACATCATCGACGTGCAAGAGACGGGGAGCCTAGCGGCGTTCCTCCGGGCCCGCCTCGACGAAGAATACGGGGAGGACATGAAATGAGCTCACAACTCGACCTTGAAGCCGTCATGACCGCAAACCAGACCATACCGGGAACGACGCCGGCACCCACGGTGGAGTCGACGGAGTGGACGGAAATCCGCGGCATCATCGAAGACCACATCACCAACCAGCCAAGAAGCCTGCAAAAGGAGATCGGACCATCGGAGCTCGGCACCGACTGCCTACACTGCCTCGCCGCCCGACTCGCAGGATGGGAGAAACGCCAGTCGGCCGCATGGCTGCCATTCATCGGCACTTGCGTCCACGAACGATTCGAACACCTTTTCAACAGTCGCAAGGACGAATTCACCGTCCCGGACGGCGATGGGGGAGAACCGTGGGCCGTGAAACGCTTCGAAGCCGAAAGACACGTCGACGTGGGCGAAATCCACGGACTCCACGGCCATCAGCGCATCCACGGCAGCATCGACCTGTACGACGCGGAAAACAACACGACCATCGACTGGAAAATCACCGGCACGACCACAATCCGCAACGTCAAAGCCAACGGGCCATCGCAGCAATACTGCATACAGGCGAGCCTGTACGGCATCGGATTGGAAAACGACGGCGAACCATGCAAAAGAAACGCGATCTACTTCCTGCCCAGGAACAGCGTCAGTCTGGCCGACGCATTGCCGATCGAATTCGACTTCGACCCGAAACCCGGCAAATGGGCTTTAAGCCGCGCGCAACTCATCGCAAACCTCCTCGACCTCATCGAACAAGAGGACGGAACCGAAATGCGCGACGCGTGGATCCACGCTCTGCCGACCAGCCCGACGCACTGCTTCCAATGCGGCAGCTGGCCGGACGATCAGCTCGGACAACTATCCGAACTCAACGAAGACCAATATCCGGCATTGCCGGACAAATGGCGGCAGGCCATCGGCCTGCTGGAATCCACCTACAGGAAAACAGAAAGGTAAAAAACACAATGTTCGGAACGAATAACTACGGTGGCGGATTCACCCAGCAAGGCGGAGCCAGCTACCATCCACAGTCAAACCAGCAGCAGCCCGCCGAAACGTTAAGCCTCGACGACGTCATGCAAGGCGGCGCGCCCAGCGCCTTCTCGAAGGACGATCCGATCGGCACTTCGGTGGAAGGCGAGATCGTGGAAATCCGCGCGGAACAGCAGACAGACTTCACCACCGGCGAACCACTGTTTTATCCGAACGGCAAGGCGAAGCCGCAGGTCGTTATCCACTTGCAGACCACACTGCAAGACCCAAATCGCGTCGGAGACTCCGGCATTCGTGGCGTGTACGTGAAAGGCTACAACATCGGCCAATTGCGTCTCGCATGCCGTCAGGCCGGAGTCGGCGACCATCCGAACATCGGAGACCACTTGAAGGCCACGTTCGCCCGCACACAGCCGGCGAAGACCCGCGG